GTCAGCACAGCGTTTTACATTTACGTTTACTCTTCCATCTGATGCAGCTAATGGGGTAGCAATACGGTTTTCTGGTGCTAAGACTGTAGCCACAGGGACATTCACACTCACTTTTGGTGGTGTCCAGCTAGAAGTAGGCGACACAGCCACCCCCTTCGAACATAGGTCGTATGGGGACACGCTTGCGAAGTGCCAGAGGTATTATTGGCAGCAAACAGGGACACAACTTTATTATCGTTTTGGTGTAGGTTTTTGCACCAGCACAACCAATGGAAATGTTAGTTTAAGCTTCCCTCAAAGGATGCGAACAGCACCTACACTTTCGTCTGTTGGTACTTTTGCCGTTCATCATGGGACTGGTCCTTCAATATCTACAACAACCTCAATAACATTCGACACTCAGGCTGAAGGCGTTGATGGAACAACACTTGTTGCAGTAACTACAGGTTTAACAAGTGGCAACGCCTGTCAACTTATCGCTAATTTTGATTCGAGTGCGTACATAGCGTATGATGCGGAGTTATAACCATGGATAATATGAACATCACAGCAGCGCAGTACCAAGTAAACGCACTGTCAAGCAACAACTCAGGCATCATTGCCACTATCGACGGCATTGAAATGTCAGTTCCCCTTGACCCAGCCAATCGCCACTACGCAGAGATCATGCGTCAGGTTGAGGCTGGCACACTAACGATTGCAGAGGCTGACTAATGTTAGGCTTTAGCCCACTCGCATCTGCGCCACTGGCAGACAGTGGGCTTGCGATTGAAAACTTTGCGCTTACCGCCGACAATATCACGGCTGGCGCACCAACCGTTGCGGCGTCAAGCGTTACGCAAGTTCATTCGCTTACATCTACGGACATAGCCACCGGCGCTCCAACCGTTGAGACGTCAAGCGTTGGCCAAGTTCATGCGCTCACATCAGACAGTATTTCAACCGCCGCGCCGACTGTTTCAGCGTCATCTGCTTCGCAAGTTCACGCTTTAACATCAACCGACGTTACAACCGGTGTTCCAACTGTTTCAGCGGCGACTGCCTCTCAGGTCAACGCTTTAACTTCAATCGATATTACGACTGGTGTGCCAACTGTTGCGGCGTCAAGCATCTCTCAAGCCCATGCGCTGACGCTTGCTGATATTATCGCTGGAACCCCGACAGTTTTAGCGTCAACGGCATCTCAGGCCCACGCGCTTTCATCGACAAGCATCACATCTGGTGCGCCAGTAATTAGCGCCGCCACTGCCTCGCAGAACAATGCGCTTGGATCGTCTGACATTACAACCGGCACCCCAATTGTTACGCCGCCAACAATTTCGCAGTCAGGCCAGATTGAAACAGATGATATTGACGCTGGCATTCCAACGGTTGGCAACTCTAACATAAGCCAAGTTCATAGCATTCAGTCGGCAGATATATCGACTGGCGCGCCTACCGTTGAAAGCCCATCAATAACATCAAGCCAAAGCTTGATCCCGCAAGACATTACAGCGGGAACGCCAACTATTAGCTCGCCAGATTTAGAGCATAACCACGTTTTAAGTGGCAACGACATCGTAACCGGCGCACCGACTGTTGCAAATGTTTCGATTAGTCAAATCCATAGTGTCAATGCAGAAGATATAACTACCGGCGCTCCAACCGTTGAGGCTGTTACGGTTACTCAGGATGAGGTTATTGAAACACAACCCATCGTTTCTGGCGCTCCGATTATTGAAGATGTTGACGCAACGCAAATACACGCGCTTGCTTCTGCGAATATTTCGTCGGGCATTCCTGCAGTCAGCGCTGCCAGCATCAGCCAAGCCCATGCGCTGCTTGCCACTGATACTTCGGCTGGCGCTCCGACTATTCAAGATGTCACTTTAGTCGCAATAAATGAACTTGAAGCAGATGACATTGTAACCGGCGCTCCGACTGTTGCAGATGTCACTGCATCTATTTCATACGGCTTTGTAGCTGATGACATTGTTTCTGGCGCACCAATTGTTGGCCAACCGGCAATTGGTCAGAATTACAACTTTACGTCTGTCGGGATTACGGCTGGCGCTCCGATTGTCGGCCCAGCGCGGTTTAAGTGGCAAGTCGAGCCGGTAGGGCCAGAAACGTGGACGGAGCAAGCGGTCGGCGCGGAGACATGGACAGAGCAAACTGTCAGCGCGGAGACGTGGACAGAACAGGAGGCGGCATAATGGAAGCCGAAATGCTTTGGACGGCGGCTCTTACTGCCGGATTGGGGCTGATCGGCTGGGTGCTGAAAAGCGCTGTAGACGAGATGCAGCGACTCAATATCCTGCTAAACAAGACCCGCGAAGAAATGGCGCGTGATTACGTCACCAAAGCAGACAGCAGCGCCGTCATGGCGCAGATTGTTTCGCGCTTTGATCGCATCGAAGAAAAAATAGACCGCCTGATGGAAAGATGAGCCATGATAGATCCAGCGACCGCAATCATGGCAGCGTCCACGGCGTTTAACGCGATACGCAAGGGCTGCCAGATCGGGCGGGATCTGGAAGGCATGGCGGGCGATCTAGGGCGTTGGTCTAAGGCGATCAGCGACTTTGACTTTGCGGCGAAGCGCGTAGAAAACCCAAAATGGTATCAGAGCTTCGGCAGTGTCGAGCAGCAGGCGATGGATCTGTTTGTGCAGAAGAAGCAGCGCGAGAATATGCGCGACGAGCTGCGCAAGATGATCAGCGAAACGCTTGGCCCGTCTGCATGGCAAGAGCTAATCAAGATGGAAAACGAGATCCGGCAAAAGCAGAAGGATGCGATGTATAAGCGCATCGAGCGCAAGGAAACGATCATCGCGTGGGCGGCTGGCTTATTCCTGTTCCTGCTTTGCGTTGGGGCTTTATTTGGCTTTGTCTGGGTCGCGGTGCGTCGCTGATGGCTGACGGTGTAAGCGGCATAGGATCGGCACCGTTTAACGTAGGTAGCGACATACACCAGCAAACGCAGACGCGTGAGCGTATAGAAGCGCATCTGGTGGAGCAGCGGGTGACCAAAGAGCATAGGGACAACCACACGCATCTGGAGGCGATTAGGGAGCAGAAGTTGGACTTAGGCAAGGCTTATGATAGGTTTGGGGCCAAGACTACAGCGGATCGGCCTGCGGGTACGAAAATCAACATAGAGGTTTGAATATGACACCAGAGAAACTAGACGCTTGGCGCATTGTTCCGCGCCTGCTTATCTTGAGTTACATGGTCGTGTTTTATCAGACGTGTAGTTGGTTCATGGCGCTTGATTTGCCAAACAACGCGCAGGCAGGCTTTGTCAGCGTGATCGTGGGCGCCGGAGCCGCGTGGTTTGGGCTATATGTGAACGGGGGCAAGAAATGAACATCCTGAGCGCTCTGATCGGGCCTGCAACGGATCTCGCTGGTAAGTTTATCCAAGACAAGGATGCCGCCGCCAAGATGGCGCACGAGCTGGCCACGCTTGCCGATAAGCAGGCCCAGCAGGCCATGCTGGCGCAGATAGAGGTCAACAAAGCCGAGGCTTCTGGAAACTGGTTCGCGGCGTCGTGGAGGCCGCTTTGCGGCTATGTGTGCGTTCTGGGGCTGGCGGTAAACTTCCTGATCTCGCCAATAGCTGCGGGGTTTGGGTTCATGGTTCCGCAAGCCGACATGGGCGTGATGATGCCGGTGCTGACGGGTATGCTCGGATTGGCGGGCATGAGATCATATGAAAAGGTTAAGAGGGTAGCAAAATGACGTTTAAACTATCAGCACGCAGCCGCGATAAGCTGTCAGGCGTGGACGAGCGCATGGCGGCTGTCGTCCACAGCGCAATCCACAGAACCAAGATCGACTTCGGCGTCATCTGCGGGCTTCGCACCATCGAGGAGCAGCGCGAGCTTGTGAAAAGCGGTGCGTCGCAGACGATGAAGTCGAAGCACATAGACGGGCTGGCCGTCGATCTGCTCGCTTACTGCGGCCCGCGTGGATCGTGGGAGCTTAATCTGTATGACGACATCGCAGACGCGATGGCAGAAGCTGCGCGCGAGGTAGATGTGCCAATCAGGTGGGGCGCCGCATGGACTGTGCCGAATATAGCGCAGTGGGATGGCACGATGGAAAGCGCGATGAACGATTACATCGACACGCGTCGCGGCCAGAACCGGAGGCCCTTCATTGACGCCCCACATTTTGAGCTGATGGTGTGACGCCGCGCAGACGTGGACGGCTGGCGCGTAAAGTAGTATAGTCGTGTAAGCATTGAGGATTTTGACATGACGATTAGCATAACCAAACCTACCGTTGGCGGCTCAGAGAATACTTGGGGAACCACGATCAACACGGCGCTTGATGACGTTGTTGACGTTTTGAACGGTGACACCGCCAGCACCCCAGATTTGACAGAAGGAAGCTGGAAGGTCGGCGGCACGGCAGTTTCAGCATCAGCGGCAGAGCTAAACAAGATGGATGGCGTCACGGCTACAACAACAGAGCTTAACTACACGGACGGTGTAAGCAGCAACATCCAGACGCAGTTGAACGGCAAGGCTTCTACGTCCAGAACCATTAGTGCGGGCGGCGGTCTAACTGGTGGTGGCAACCTGACTGCAAACCGCACCATCAGCCACTCTGACACCTCCTCCCAAGGCAGCGTGAATAACGGCGGTAACACGGTTATCCAAGACATCTCTTTAGATGGCTACGGTCATGTCACCAGCATTGGCTCTAAGTCGTTGTCTATCCCAAGTGGTAATAGCCTTAACACTTCTAGTAAAGCTTGGACGGATGGCTCTGGTGGGCTTCAGATCCGCTATGGCTCATTTTCAAGCAGCACTGACGGTGACCAGTACATAAACTTCACTACAGCATTCAGCAATCAATGCTTTGTTTGCATAGTAGGCGGGGAGGTCTTGACTAAAAGCGTCAGTCGGACAAACTTTCTTGTAAACCGCGAGGATAGCTACTCAGGCACCATTACTTTCCAATACATAGCACTAGGTCGCTAAAAGTGACTTTAGTGCCGTTAGACATCCCCGCCGGTTTTTATCGAAACGGCACTGACTTAGAGCAGTCTGGCCGCTGGCGTGACGGAAGCTTGGTGCGCTGGCGGGATAACAGCCTCAGACCTATTGGTGGCTGGCAGGAGCGCAAAGCGTCATTCAGCACAAACCCTGTGCGCGGGATGCACACATGGGAGTCAAACACCGGCACGGCTTATTTAGCTGGCGGTTCATATAGCGAACTAAAAGCCATGACGGGCAACGGTACGACATATGACATCGCCCCGACCGATCTGGCGACGGGCCGCGAGGACGCCGAGGTCGAGACGGGTTACGGTTACGGGTTTTATGGCGACGGCTTCTACGGCCAGCCGATACAGCAAAACGAAAACGCGATCCCAGAAGAGGCCACCACTTGGTCAATCGACAATTTTGGCGAATACCTCGTGGCCTGCTCGAAAGATGACGGACGCCTGCTTGAGTGGCAGCTAGACCCAGCCGCGAAGGCTGCTGTAATTGCAAACGCCCCGACAAGCAATCTGGGCTTGCTGGTCACAGAAGAACGCTTTATCTTCGCGCTGGGCGCGGGCGGCAACCCGCGTACAGTGTCATGGTGTGACCAAGAAAATAACACGCTATGGACACCCGCGTCCACGAACCAAGCTGGCTCGCAGATCCTGCAGACGTCTGGCCAAATCATGCAGGCGATCCGCACCAAGGGGCAAACTCTGGTCATCACAGACACAGACTGCCATGCCGCTGTATATGCGGGCCCGCCGTTCATCTACTCGTTCAGCCGCGTCGGCACCTCGTGCGGGGCCATATCGCGCAAGTCTGCTGTAGATACGGATCTGGGTGTGTTTTACATGGGCCAGCGCGGGTTCTTCTATTTCGACGGCAACAGCGTGCGCGAGCTGCCATGCGACGTGCATGATTACGTCTTCGGCGACTTTAACCAAGCGCAGCAGTCTAAGACGTGGGGTTTTGCCAACGGCCAATTCGGGGAGGTGTGGTGGTTCTACTGCTCCGAAAACAGCACCGAGATCGACAGATATGTGGCTTACGACTATACCGAGCGCCATTGGCTGATAGGCAACTTGGCGCGCACGTCAGGCACAGAGCGTGGCGTTTTTCGTTACCCGTTTATGGCGGGCCACAATGCAGACAGCGATATATATGACCACGAAGTCGGGCTAAACGTAGACAGCGGCGCGGTCTTCGCGGAAAGCGGGCCGTTTTCTATTGGCAACGGCGATCAGACTGCGCATGTCACTAAGCTCATTCCAGACGAGGAAACGCAAGGCGACGTAAACGTGACATTTAAGACACGCTTCTACCCCAACGGTGACGAAAGCAGCCACGGGCCGTACACCCCCAATAACCCGACATCTGTCCGCTTCGCTGGGCGCCAAATGCGTATGCGCGTTGAGGGCGCAAAGCTGGCACCGTGGCGCGTTGGCAATATGCGCGTTGATATAAAACCGGCGGGGCGTAGATAATGTCGTCGCCGATACTTCCACAGATAGGCGAGGATCTGCGCCAATGGGGGCGTGGCCTGACGCGTTATCTGACGCAAAACTTGTACAAGCTGGGCTTTAAGACGCCTGACAGCAACCCGTCCGAAAACGGCGTCATCTTGTGGGATAACGTAAACGCATATCCGGTTGTAAGCAGAAACAACATTTTTGTTGAAGTTGTTGTAAAGGTCGGCGTTCCTCCAACTAGCTCGGGGTCTGCCGGAGATAAGGCTGGCTTGATTAGCTGGGACACAAATTACATCTACGTTTGCAACGGCGACTATGATGGCTCAACGGCTATATGGACTAGAACCTCTCATCTGGGAGGGTCTTGGTAGATGCTTGGCGGATGATTGATAATGTTGTACAATTTGGCCAAGCGCAGCGGGTGACGGTTCTGCCGATACCTGAACGCGAAATAGATGACTACATCGACAGAGGCATGGAGTTGCTGGCTCCGGCGATTAGACGGGTTGAACATAACGTCGATCTGGACGATGTAAGAGAAGACATACTGGCCGGCACGTCAATATTGTGGCTGGTTTACCTTGAGGACACGTTGACCGCAGCGATCACCACATGCGTTGTGAAACACCCTCAACGTAAGAACCTCAAGATAGAATTTATGGGCGGCAAGCACATGCATGTATGGATGAACAAGGCGGTAGATGTTTTGGCGGGGTTGGCCAAGGACGCCAAGCTTGACGCCGTGGAAGCGGATGGCCGTAAGGGCTTTGAGAGATATGTGGACGGGTCTGCGTTTCGTCCGATTTATACACACTATGAGATGGAGTTGCACTAATGGGCAGCACGAAGACGACCAAACAAGAAAGCGAAATGGACCCATTTCAGCAGGAAATGCTGGAGGATCTATACGGGCGCACGACGGAAATAGCTGACACGCCATTTGCTGCATACACCGACCCGCTTGTCGCTGGCATGGACCCGATGATGCGGCAGGCATATGAGGGCTACGGCGCTTTGACATTGCCAAGCGAATACGGTGCCGCGTCTGACATATACGCGGGAATGGCTGCCGAGACGCCAGAGCAGCGCATGGCGCGGGTGCGTGGCTATCAGGATATGTACACCGAGGGCGTCATTGACCCGATGCTGGCGCAGGCCGAGCGCAAGCGTGCGCAGGAGCGTGTCGGCGAGGCATCAGGCATCACCAAGGCGGGTGCATTTGGCAACGTGCGGCGCGGCGTCTTTGAGGGCGAGCGCGAGGCGGCGTATGAGACGTCACGCGACGCCATGGTCGCCGGTTTAATGCAGCAGGGGCTCAGCTTCGGCGAGGCGCAGGTTGCAGCGGAAAACCAAGCACGCATGGCGGGCGCACAAGGCATGATGGGTGCCGCTGGAGGGCGTCGTCAGGCAGAGCTGGGCGCGTTGGGCGCGCAGATGTCAGCCGGTGACATTGCACGCCAGATCGAGCAGGCGGGGCTTGGCGCTGACTACGAGCAGTTTATACGCGAGCAGCAGTATCCGCTGCAGTCACTTGCGGGCTTGTTCTCAACGGCTGGGCTTATTCCGGCAGGCATTGGAACGACTACGAGTACGCAGAGCACAGGCGGCATGGGGCCAGCGCTTGGAACGCTTGGAAAGCTGGGGATGTCCGCAGCAAGCATGGGCGCATTTGGACCTGCTGGCATGGCCTTCGGAGGTATGGGTGGCGGAATGGGCGCTGGGTATGGAATGGGCTACGGCGGCCCGCTTAGCATGGGGAGGCTAGTATAATGATCGCAACGGAAGCCATAATCCAATCGCTGGCGCTTTCTGGAATGCCGCCAAATATGCTGCCGCTTGAAGGCGAAACGCTTACGCCAGATGACATAGACTTATTTGAGC